ATGACAATTACCTACAAGGAAACCGGCGAAGGGTCGCTGGAGGACATCTTTGCGGAGACGCGGGCAACCTATGTGCGCGCCAAGCGGGTGGTGGACCAGTTCTGCAACGAGATCGAAGACGGCACGATCGAGGACGTGGAACGGTTCAAGCAGAGCTACGCCTTTTTCAAAGCCCTCATTCCGCAGGTCATGAACGAAAGGGAACGTCTTGAACGAGAGCATGCCAAACGTCTCGGGATCGTTGGGGACAACACCTACGCGCTCGACTTCGATGCGGCCCGGCAGGAAGTCGGGCGCCGCCTTGCTTGCCTCGCAACCGCCGGCGGTGAGGGAGAGCTTTCTGAATGATCTGTCGGAGGGAGCGCTGCTGGCGCTCCCCTACATCTTTGATTTCTGGGCGCTGGACCACCAGTTGCCGCCGGCCGGCGACTGGAAGACTTGGGTGATCCTGGGCGGGCGCGGCGCGGGCAAGACGCGGGCCGGCGCCGAATGGGTGCGCTCGGAGGTCGAGGGGTCGCGACCGACCGATCCCGGCCGGTCGCGGCGGGTGGCGTTGGTGGGAGAGACCATCGACCAGGTGCGTGAGGTGATGGTTCTGGGAGAAAGCGGCATCATGCGCTGTTCCCCCCCCGACCGGCGGCCGAAATGGGAGGCGACGCGCAAGCGGCTGATCTGGCCGAACGGCGCCATCGCACAGGCGTTTTCGGCCCACGAGCCGGAGAGCCTGCGCGGGCCGCAATTCGATGCGGCCTGGGTGGATGAACTGGCCAAGTGGAAGAAGGCGGAAGATGCCTGGGACATGCTGCAGTTCGGCCTGAGGCTGGGCGAGACGCCGCGTCAGGTGGTCACGACGACACCGCGCAACATCAGCGTGTTGAAACGGATCCTGGATCTGGACAGCACGGTGGTGACGCGGGCGGCGACCGAGGCCAACCGGCCGTTTCTGGCCGAGAGCTTCCTGCAGGAGGTGCGGCGGCGGTATCAGGGGACGCGGCTGGGCCGGCAGGAACTGGACGGCGAGTTGCTGGAGGATGCCGAGGGCGCGCTCTGGACCATTGCCACGCTGGAGGGCGCCCATCTGGACGAAGCGCCGCAGATGGATCGGATCGTGGTAGCGGTCGATCCGCCGGTGACCGGACATGGCAGCTCTGACGCCTGCGGGATCGTGGTGGTCGGGGCACAGATCCAGGGGCCGCCGCAGGATTGGCGTGCGGTGGTGCTGGAAGACGCCACCGTGCAGGGCCAAAGCCCGCAGGGCTGGGCGAAGGCGGCCCTGGCGGCGATGGCGCGGCACGGCGCCGACCGTCTGGTCGCCGAGGTCAATCAGGGTGGCGACCTGGTGGAGAGCGTGGTCCGGCAGGTCGATCCGTTGGTGCCGTTCAAGGCGGTGCGGGCGACGCGCGGCAAGGCGGCCCGGGCCGAACCGGTGGCGGCGCTCTATGAGCAGGGCCGGGTGAAGCATCTGCATGGCATGGGCGACCTGGAAGAGCAGATGTGCCAGATGACGGTGCATGGCTTTCGCGGCAAGGGCAGCCCGGACCGCGTCGATGCGCTGGTCTGGGCGCTGCATGCGCTGATCGTGGAACCGGCGGCGCGCGAGTTGCGGCCCCGGGTGCGCGGGCTCTGACCGGCCCAGCGGACGAAATCAGACGGTAGAGCGAATAGGCTGACCGCCGCGCGGGGGACCCGCTGCGGCCGGACGGCCTGCGCGCCGCCGGTCCCGCGCCGTCCTGTCCGAGGGCAGGGCCGGGCGCGGGGCCGGAGGGGCGGGAACCCGGGTGGCGGGACGAAGGAGACATGCATGAAACTGGATTTTCTGAAGCGTGCCGCGCCGGCCGCTGCCGCCGCGCCCGAGCGCAAGGCCTCGGCAGCCGGGCCGGTGATCGCCTGGAGCGGGTCCGGGCGGGTGGCCTGGAGCCCGCGCGACACCGGATCGCTGACGCGCAACGGTTTTGTCGGCAATCCGATCGGCTTTCGGACGGTCAAGATGATCGCGGAGGCGGCGGCGGCGCTGCCTCTGGTGATGCGGGACCGGGAGTGCCGGTTCGACGATCATCCCCTGTGCCGGCTGGTCTCACGGCCCAATCCGAGCCAGGGACAGGCCGAGTTGCTGGAGGCGCTCTATGGCCAGATCCTGCTGACCGGGAACGGGTACATCGAAGCCGCTGGCGCCGAGGCGGGCATGTTGCCGCTGGAACTGCATGTGCTGCGGTCCGACCGGGTGACGCTGGTTCCGGGGCGGGATGGCTGGCCGGAGGCCTATGACTATAGTGTCGGCGGGCGCAAGCATCGGTTCGACATGACCGCCGGCGTTCCGCCGATCTGTCATGTGAAGGCGTTCCATCCCCAGGACGACCATTACGGGCTGTCCCCGATGCAGGCAGCGGCGAGCGCCATCGACGTGCACAATTCGGCGGCGCGCTGGTCCAAGGCCCTGCTGGACAACGCGGCCAGGCCGTCCGGGGCCATCATCTACAAGGGCGCCGACGGGCAGGGTGCCATGGCCAGCGATCAGTACGAGAGGTTGCTGGAAGAGATGACCGAGAACTACCAGGGCGCGCGGAACGCCGGGCGGCCAATGTTACTGGAGGGCGGGCTGGACTGGAAGCCGATGGCGTTCAGCCCCTCGGACATGGAGTTCCAGAAAACCAAGGAGGCAGCGGCGCGGGAAATAGCGCTGGCCTTTGGGGTGCCGCCGATGCTGCTGGGGATCCCCGGCGACGCGACCTACGCCAATTACCAGGAGGCCAACCGGGCCTTTTACCGCCTGACCGTCCTGCCGCTGGCCGGCAAGGTCACGGCGGCCATCGGTCACTGGCTGTCCGGGATGGCGGGGGCGGAAATGCGCATCGGTCCGGACATGGATCAGGTGCCGGCGCTGGCCGCAGAACGCGACATGCAGTGGCGGCGGATCGGCGAGGCGGAGTTTCTGACCCGCGCCGAAAAGCGGGCGCTGCTGGGGTTGCCCGTGGAGGATGGAGAGGCCGCGACATGAGCGATGGCAAGCGCTTGGCCGGGGGGTCGCGGTTCCTGTTCGAGCCGTTCGAATACGGACCGGCGCAGATGCGCGAAGCGCAGGAGCGGGTGCTGGCGATGCAGTTCGAAGCGATCGACCTACGCCTGAGCCGGATGGAGGACCTGATGGAACGTCTGGAGCGGCGGCTGTGGCTGACGGTTTACGGCGTGGTGGCGACGATCCTGGCGCAAGCCATGGGATCGCTGCTTACGATAGCCCCGCAAGGAGGACTGTAGGGATGCAGGAGCACGGGATGTCCGGATCGTTTTCCGGGCTGGAACACAAGTTCTGCCGTTTCGACGAGGAGACGGTGAAAGTGACCGACGGGACGGTGATCGAGGGCTATGCGTCGCTTTTCGAGCACACGGACCAGGGCGGCGACATCGTGGCCAAGGGCGCCTATGCGGCATCGCTGGAGCGGTTGGCCTCGGCCGGGCGGGCGGTCAAGCTGCTGTGGCAGCACGATCCGGCGCAGCCCATCGGCATCTGGGACGAGGTGCGCGAGGACGGTCGCGGCCTGCGCGTCAAGGGGCGCCTTCTGACCGAAGTGGCGCGGGGCCGCGAGGCTGCGTGCCTGATCGGTGCCGGGGCCATTGACGGGCTGTCGATCGGCTACCGCACGGTGAAGTCGCAGCGCAACGAGGCCGGGCGCAGGGTGCTGCAGGAAATCGATCTGTGGGAAGTGTCGCTCGTAACCTTTCCCATGCTGCCCGAGGCCCGGATCGCGGCCAAGGGCGACACGGCGGCCGAAGCCGCCCTGCGGGACGTCGCCGAGGCCATGCAGGCGGCGCGTCGACTGTTGTCGACCGGCTGAACCCTGGCCCGGCGCCAGGCCGGACCCCCATCGAAAGGAAAATTTCATGAGCCAAACCGAGTTCACTGCTCGGGGCGCAGCGGGTGTGCCCGCGGCCCCGGTCGAAACGGCGTCTGCCGCGGCAGAGGTCAAATCCGCCCTTACGGGCCTCATGCAGGACCTGACCGCGTTCCGGTCCGGCGTCACCGAGCAACTCAAAGCACAGGAAGAGAAGCTGACCATGCTTGATCGCAAGACTGCCCTGGCCGGGCGCCCCGCGCTGTCCCACGGGGCCGCAAACACCGACCTTCAGCACAAGCGCGCCTTTGGCGGCTATCTGCGCACCGGCGACGACGATGCGCTGCGCGGTCTGGAGCTGGAAAGCAAGGCCTACAACACCGACGGCGGAACCCTGGTCGATCCGCAGACCGCCGACACCATCCGTGGGGTACTGGAGAGCACGGCGTCCATCCGCGCGATCTCGACCGTGGTCCATATCGAGAGCAATTCCTACGATGTCCTGGCCGATTACGGCGACCTGGAGCATGAGTGGATCAACGAGACCGGGGCGCTGACCGAGACCGACACCACGACGATCGCCCGGATTCCGATCCCGCTGCACGAGTTGAGCGCGCTGCCGAAGATCAGCCAGCGCCTGCTGGACGACAGCGCGTTCGACATCGAGGGCTGGCTGGCCGGTCGGATCGCCGACAAGTTCGCCCGCGCCGAGGCCAAGGCCTTCATCATCGGCGACGGTGTCGACAAGCCGACCGGCTTTCTGACCCATCCGCTGGTGCCCAATGATAGCTGGAGCTGGGGCCAACTTGGATATGTGGCCACGGGCGAGGCCGGGGACTTCAACTCGGCGAATGCTTCGGATGCGATCATCGAACTGGTCTACGCTCTGGGCGCGCAGTACCGCGCCAACGCCCGCTTCGTGATGAGTTCGAAGACCGCCGGTGCGGTGCGCAAGATGAAGGATGCCGATGGCCGGTTCCTCTGGGCCGATGGTCTGGCGGCGGCAGAGCCGGCCCGTCTGCTGGGCTATCCGGTTATGATCGCCGAGCAGATGCCGGAGATCGACAACGGGTCCGCCTCCATCGCTTTTGGCGACTTCCGGTCCGGCTACACCATTGCCGAACGGCCCGACCTGCGGGTGCTGCGCGATCCGTTCTCGGCCAAGCCGCATGTGCTGTTCTATGCGACCAAGCGGGTGGGTGGCGATGTCAGCGACTTTGCCGCCATCAAGGTGCTGAAGTTCGCCGTCAGCTGATCCGCGCCTGAACGGGTCGCCGTCCTTGGCGGCGGCCCACAGGAGCGGGGGCCAATTTCGATGGGCGTGTTGTCCAGCTTTTTTCCGTCCGAGCAGCACGGGAGAGCGGCGCCCGCTCCGCCACCTTGATCCATCAGTGCATAGCAAGGGGACACGGTATGATGCTTGCCGAACTCTCAGACATCCCGACCTGGGATCTGCCGATTGCCCAGTTCAGAAGCCATCTGCGCCTTGGCAGCGGTTTCTCCGACGACGCGTTCCAGGACAGTGTTCTGGAGAGCTGTCTGCGCGGCGGGCTGGCCGCGATCGAAGCCAGAACCGGCAAGGCGCTGTACCAGCGCGGTTTCCGATGGACCCTGACGGCATGGCGCAGTCCGGGGGTTCAGGCGTTGCCGGTGGCGCCGGTGGACAGCATCACGGGGATCAAGACGATCACCCGTGGCGGCGACGAATTCGCCGTAGATCTGTCGACGGTTCAACTGGTCGTCGACAGCCAGCGGCCGCGGCTGCAGGCGGTCGGGGCGTCGCTGCCGGCCATTCCGACCGGCGGCAGTGCCGAAGTGTCCTTCGTTGCGGGATACAGTCCGGATTGGGTCGGTTTGCCGAGCGATCTGGCGCAGGCGGTCATGATGTTGGCGGCGCACTACTACGAGGTCCGCCACGAGCAGCCGATGAACGACGGCAACATGCCATTCGGCGTGTCGTCGCTGATCGATCGTTACCGGACGGTTCGCATCCTGGGTGGAGCGGCGCATTGACCGTCGCATCGACAAGGCTTCGCCATCTGCTGGTTCTGGAAGCGCCCAGCTATGTCGCTGACAGCGCGGGCGGAATGACAGAGACTTGGGATGAGCTTGGGCAGCTTTGGGCTGCACTGGAGCCGCGGGGGGCGGCGGAGAGCACGGAGGGTGATTTGTCCCTGTCGGGCGGTCGCTGGCGGATCCTGGTCCGGGCTGCCCCTGACGGCGCGCCATCCCGCCCTGCACCGCGCCAGCGGTTCCGGCTGGGCGACAGGGTGTTTCGTATTCGTGCGGTCCAGGAGGATGGTCCCGGGGCACGGTATCTGCGCTGCGATGCCGAAGAAGAGGTGACACGGTGAGTTATGCAGGAGCCGCCGCGCTGCAGGGTGCGGTCTATGCCCGGCTGGTCGGCGACGCAGCCGTGCAAGGATTTGTCGGCACCGCGGTGCTGGATGCCGCGCCTGCGGGCGTTCCACCGGATCTCTATCTGGTGCTCGGCGAAGACGACATGCGCCGGCGCGGCGACAGCGGCGGCGAGATTGCCGAGCACAGTTTCAGGCTGAGCGTATTCTCGTCCGAGGCAAGTTTCGCGACGGCCAAGGCCGTTGCGGCGGCGGCAGAAGCGGCATTAACGGAAACCGCGCTGAGCCTGGCGCACGGGCGGTTGGTATCGCTCAACCTGCGCCGGGTGCGGGCACGGCGGAGCCGTGGGCACGCGCGCCGACAGATTGAGCTGATTTTTCGCGCGGTGCTGGACGAAATCTGAACAAAATATGGAGTAAAGCCAATGGCGGCTCAGAATGGCAAGGACCTGTTGATCAAGATCGATCTGGACGGGGCGGGCGACTATCAGACGGTGGCAGGGCTGCGGGCCACGCGCATCAGCTTCAACGCAGAAACGGTGGATGTCACCAGCCTGGCAAGCCAGGGCGGATGGCGCGAACTGCTGGCCGGAGCAGGGGTGCGCTCTGCCAGCCTGTCGGGGTCCGGCGTGTTTCGCGACGCCGCCAGCGACGCGAGGGCGCGGCAGGTCTTCTTTGACGGCGAGGTGCCAGGATTTCAGGTGATCGTTCCTGATTTCGGCATCGTCGAAGGGCCGTTTCAGATCACTGCGCTGGAATACTCCGGCAGCCATGACGGCGAAGCCACATACGAGTTGTCCTTGGCCTCGGCCGGCGCTCTGAGCTTTACCGCACTGTGATGGCCAATCCCCATGCGGGTGAGGTGGCCCTAACAATTGACGGTCGTCCCCACCGGCTGAAGCTGACCCTTGGCGCCCTGGCCGAACTGGAAAGCACGTTGCAGAGCGGGGGGTTGGTCGATCTGGTGTCGCGGTTCGAGAACGAGGCGTTTTCCAGCCGTGATGTGCTGGCGCTTTTGGTCGCGGGATTGCGCGGCGGCGGGTGGGACGGCCGGGCGGAAGACCTGTTGCATGCCGATATCGACGGCGGACCGGTGGCTGCCGCGCGCACTGCGGCCCTGCTGTTGGTGCGTGCCTTTTGCCAGCCGGGGCAGGAGTGACGGCAATGGGCGGTTTCGACTGGTCCGGTCTGCTCAAGATTGCACTGACCGGATTGCGGCTGACACCGGCGCAATTCTGGGCGCTGACGCCAGTCGAATTGAGCCTGATGCTGGGGACGGAGAATGTCCGGCCGCCCATCGACAGGGCATCCCTCGAGGCTCTTGCGAGACGGTTCCCGGACGCCACGAAAGGAAGCCTAGATGACTGATACGGACGGAATGGACGATTTCGGGCGCCAGGTCGAAGCCCTTGAGGACAGCCTGGCCGGGGCGCAGAATGTGGCCTCGACCTTTGCCGGCGAACTGGCGCAGGTCCGGACCACAATGGCCGATACCGGCCGGCAGGTGACGTCTCTGTCCAACGGAATCGGCCGCGGTTTGCGCGGGGCCTTCGACGGGTTGGTCTTTGACGGGGTCAAGCTCTCCGACGCCTTGCAGCAGGTCGGACGCTCGATGATCGGGGCGACCTATTCGTCGGCGGTGAACCCGGTGAGCAAGCATTTCGGGCGTATCCTGGGGAGTGGTCTGGAAGCGGCGATCGGTGGCGTGTTGCCGTATGCGGATGGCGGAAGCTTTGCCCAGGGACGGGTGATGCCGTTTGCCCGGGGCGGCGTGGTGTCGTCGCCGACCCATTTCCCGATGCGTGGCGGAACCGGGTTGATGGGCGAGGCCGGACCGGAGGCGATCATGCCGCTGAGCCGTGGTGCGGATGGCAAGCTGGGGGTGCGGACCGAAGGCGGGGGACGTCCAGTCCAGGTGGTGATGAACATCACGACCCCGGATGCGGACGGTTTCAAGCGCAGTCACAGTCAGATCGCCGCGCGGATGTCGCGAGCCCTCGGGCGCGGTCAACGGATTCGCTAATCCGGTCTGAGCAGCAATGAGGAGAGCCCGGATGGGGTTTCACGAGGTAAGGTTTCCCGCCGCGCTGAGCTTTGGCTCGGCCGGCGGACCGGAGCGGCGGACCGAAGTTGTCACGCTGGCGAACGGATTCGAGGAGCGCAACACGCCCTGGTCGCATTCGCGGCGTCGCTATGACGCCGGCCTTGGCGTGCGGTCGCTGAACGATGTTGCCGAGATGGTTGCGTTTTTCGAAGCGCGTCGGGGCCGCCTGTACGGATTCCGGTGGAAAGACTGGGCTGACTACAAGAGTTGCCGGCCTTCGGACACGCCAGGCCCGCAAGATCAGGCGATTGGTATCGGCGATGGCGCGATCCGCGTGTTCCAGCTGGTCAAGACCTATGTTTCGGCGGCGCAAAGTTATGAGCGCCCGATCTCTAAACCTGCTGCCGGCAGCGTGACGATCGCGGTGGACGGGACCGTCCTCTCCGGCGCCGAGTTTTCGGTGGATAACCGCACCGGTCTGGTAACCCTCGATGTGGCACCCGGGGTTGGGGCAGTGGTCACCGCAGGGTTCGAATTCGACGTTCCGGTGCGGTTCGATACGGATCAGATCGTGACCTCTGTGGCGTCCTTCCAGGCGGGCGATGTTCCCGACGTTCCTGTTGTGGAGATCCGGGTCTGATGTCGGTAGATGCAGCGCTTCAAGCGCATCTGGACAGCGGTACGACAACGCTCTGCCGGTGCTGGAAACTGGTGCGGTCGGATGGCCGGACCTTCGGTTTTACCGATCACGACACCAATATTGAGTTTGACGGAACCGTCTTTCGCGCGAACAGCGGGTTGAGTGCCGAGGCGTTGGCGCAATCAACCGGCTTGTCGGTGGACAACACCGAGGCTGTCGGTGCGCTCAGTGACGTATCGGTCACAGAACAGGACATCCTGACCGGGCGGTTCGATAGTGCGGCGGTCGAGGCCTGGCTGGTCAACTGGGCCGACCCTACGCAACGTTCGTTGCGATTTCGGGGTACGCTGGGAGAATTGCAATCCGGCGGCGGGGCATTCAGGGCCGAACTGCGGGGCATTGCGGATTTGCTCAACCGGCCCAGAAACCGGGTCTATCAGTCGCTTTGCGCGGCAGGGCTTGGCGATGCGGCGTGTGGCGTTGATCTGGAGGACCCGGCCTTGAAGGTGGAGGTCAACGTATCGGCAATTCGTGGAACCGAAAGCTTTGATGTGACCGGGCTTGGGTCCTTCGCGCCGGGATGGTTCGAGCGGGGCCGGTGTCTGGTCCTGACGGGCGACGCTGAGGGGCTTGGGGCGCGCATCAAGGTTGACCAGCGCAGTGTCGGCGGCATCGGCCACCTGACGCTTTGGGAGGACTTGCGCACAGCACTGAAGGTCGGTGATCGGGTTCGGCTGCAGGCAGGCTGCGACAAGCGCCTGGTGACCTGCCGCGACCGGTTTGCCAATTCAGTAAATTTCCGCGGGTTTCCGCACCTACCGGGCGAGGACTGGATGGTCGCCTATCCGGCAAAGGGGGGGCGCCTCGATGGGGGACGCAGAACATGAGCGCTGCGGTTGGGGAGCGCGCCGTGTGTGTCGCACGGCGTTGGATCGGTACCCCGTATCGCCATCAGGCCACTGTCGAGGCGGCAGGGTGCGATTGTCTGGGATTGTTGCGCGGAGTTTGGCGGGAACTCTATGGCGCGGAACCGATGAGGGTGCCCGACTACACTGCCGACTGGGCCGAGCCGCAGGGCCATGAGCGGCTTTGGCAGGTTGCGGCGGCGCATCTGAAGATCAAACCGACAGGCGATGAGGCCGTTGGCGATGTCCTGCTCTTCCGCATGCGTCGTGGGGCCGTTGCCAAGCATCTGGGCTTGCAATCGGTGGTCGGGTCGCAGGCGACATTTGTGCATGCCTATCAAGGACATGGTGTCGTTGAAAGCCCGCTGAGCGCCCCATGGCGGGCCAAGGTGGTGGCGCGGTTTGCGCTACCGCAGGAGGAGTTCTGATGGCGACGATACTCTTGTCAGCGGTGGGTGCATCCATCGGAGGTGCGGTCGGAGGCTCTGTCCTGGGCCTGTCGTCCGCTGTGCTTGGGCGGGCAGCAGGCGCCACGCTCGGTCAGGTGCTGGATCAGCGGCTGATGGGTCAGGGCTCCGATGTGATCGAGCGCGGTCGGGTAGACCGGTTCCGCCTGTCTGCGGCGGGTGAAGGCACGCCGATGGCACAACTGCATGGGCGGGTGCGTGTCCCGGGGCAGGTGATCTGGTCCACCAACTTTCTGGAGCGGCGGAGCACATCTGGCGGCGGTGGCAAGGGCGCTCCGTCCGCCCCGAGCGTGCGCAGCTACAGCTACAGCGTGAGTCTGGCCGTAGCGCTGTGCGAAGGCGAGATCAGTCAGGTCGGACGGATCTGGGCGGACGGGGCTGAAGTGCCTCGGCACAGTTTGAACCTTCGCATGTATCCGGGGACGGAAACCCAGTTGCCCGATCCAAAGATCGCCGCCGTGGAAGGGGCGACCAATACGCCGGCCTATCGCGGCACGGCCTATGTGGTCCTTGAGGATCTGGACCTTTCGCCGTTCGGCAACCGTGTCCCGCAATTCAGTTTCGAAGTGACACGGCCCGATCCTGCGATTGCGCCGGATGACGTTGTGTCGATGCGCGAGGGCGTGCAGGCGGTGGCGATGATCCCTGGCAGTGGGGAATACGCGCTGGCCACGACCGAGGTCCATTATGCAGGCGGACCGGGGCGCAAGCGACCGGCAAACACCTATTCCGCGACCGGCCAGAGCGATTTCATGACGTCGCTAGATGCGCTGCAGGACGAATTGCCCAATTGCGGTGCTGTCTCCCTGGTCGTGTCCTGGTTTGGCGACGACCTGCGCTGTGGATCCTGCCAGCTGCGCCCGAAGGTCGAACACAAGGATGCCGATGGCGTGCCGATGCCATGGCGAGTGGCCGGGCTGGACCGGGCATCTGCGCGGACAGTGCCGATGGACAACGACAGGCCTGTCTATGGCGCGACGCCGACGGACGAGAGCGTCATAGAGGCCATCAGGGAAATGCGCCATCGCGGCCTGAAAGTGGTGTTCTATCCGTTCATCCTGATGGAGCAACTGGCCGGAAACGGTTTGCCGGACCCGTGGGGGGGCGCCGAGCAAGCGGCCTTGCCGTGGCGAGGCCGGATTACCACCGCGATCGCACCGGGGCGTCCGGGCTCGACCGACAGGACTGCTTCGGCGGCTTCCGAAGTCGCCAGTTTCTTTGGCACGGCCAGGGCGTCGGATTTCACCGTTTCGGGTAGCAAAGTAAGCTATTCAGGTCCATCCGAGTGGTCCATGCGCAGGTTCATCCTGCACTATGCCGCGCTCTGCGCTGCCGCGGGTGGGGTGGAGGCGTTCTGCATCGGGTCGGAAATGCGCGCCCTGACCCAGATCCGCGGCCCGGCGAACAGCTTTCCTTCTGTCGACGCCTTGATCGAACTGGTGGGCGAAGTGCGGACTTTGTTGGGGCCCGATGTGAAGCTTGGCTATGCGGCGGACTGGTCGGAGTATTTTGGCTATACGCCCACGGACGGAAGCGGAGACCGGTTCTTTCATCTCGATCCGCTCTGGGCCAACGATGATATCGATTTCGTCGGGATCGACAATTACATGCCGCTATCGGACTGGCGCGATGGTGTCGAACATGCCGATGCCGGCGCAGGTTCCATTTATGACCTCGAGTATCTGCAGGCCAATATCGAAGGCGGAGAGGGCTTTGACTGGTATTATCCGGATGCCGCCGCTGCGGAGGCCCAGGACCGGGTTCCGATCACGGACGGGGCCTATGCCGAGCCATGGGTCTATCGCTACAAGGACTTGTTGTCCTGGTGGCGACTGCCGCATCACGAGCGCGTCGGCGGTGTCCGGAAGGCCGATCCGACCGGCTGGATTCCGGAAAGCAAGCCACTGTGGTTTACAGAACTGGGCTGTGCGGCCATCGACAAGGGGACCAACGAGCCCAACAAGTTCCTGGATCCCAAGTCATCGGAATCGCGGTTGCCCCGGGCGTCCAACGGGGCGCGGGACGACCTGATCCAGGTGCAGTATATGCGCGCGATGTTCGACTATTGGCAGAAGCCATCGAATAATCCGGTGTCGTCGGTCTATGGTGGCCGGATGCTGGATATGGGCCATGCCCATGTCTGGGCATGGGACGCGCGGCCTTATCCCTGGTTTCCGGGCCTGGCGGATGTCTGGACGGACCGCGACAACTACATGCGGGGGCATTGGCTGAACGGACGCACCGGCTCCCGCCTTTTGTCGACGGTGGTTCACGAGATCTGTTCGGCCTCCGGCATCGACGATGCCGACGCGTCCGGGCTGTTTGGCCTGGTCAAGGGCTACGCGATCCCCGAGCCGTCAGATGGCAGAAGGGCGCTGGAGCCGTTGATGACGGCCTTTGGTTTTCATGTCACGGAGGCGGGCGGGCAACTAAGGTTTCTCGATCGCGCGTCCAGCGGGGCGACCACGGTCTTGCCGGGCGATCTGGCGGTGCATCCGGATGGCCAGAGCGACCTTCTGACGATCCGGGCGGCCGATAGCGAAATGTCGGGACGGGTGCGGCTGAACCACTATGCGGCCGACAGTGTGTTCGAGGTGCGCGCCAGCGAGGCCATCCATCCCGGAGCGGAGGGCCAGAGCGTCGCGCAATCGGAATTGTCCTTGGTTCTGACCGACGGCGAAGCGCGCGCAATCACCGAGCGGTGGCTGTCCGAAGCCCGGATTGCCAGGGAAACCGTCCGTTTCGCCCTGCCGCCGTCGCGGATGGCGCTGCAGCCGGGCCACAAGGTCACGCTGGTGCGAGAGAGCGGGCCGGACACCTATCGCATCGACCGGATCGAGCAGTTCGGCGCCCATATTGTGGAGGCCGTCCGGGTCGAGCAGGGCATCTATCGCGCGGCAGTGATCGACGAGTCCCCGCGCGCTTTGCCTGCGCCGAGACCGCCGTTGCCGGTCGAGGCTGTGTTCCTGGACTTGCCGCTGTTGACCGGCGCCGAGACGCCGCACGCGCCGCATGTGGCAGTGGCGGCCGATCCCTGGCCCGGGGGCATTGCGGTCTATGCCTCTGTCACCGATGCCGATTACCGCCTGAACACGTCGGTAGAAAGACCAGCCACGATCGGAGTGACCGAGACTCCGTTGAAGCGTGCCCGTCCGGGGCTGTTCGATGGCGGACCGCCGCTGATCGTCACGCTCGCCGGGGGAGCATTGAGTTCGGCGACGGAAGAGGCGTTCCTCTCCGGTGCGAATGCATTGGCTATCGGCGACGGGAACGCAGCAAACTGGGAGGTGATCCAGTTCCGCCATGCCGAAATGCTTGGGCCCGACAGATGGGCACTGCGCACACGGTTACGGGGCCAATTGGGAACCGATGCGTTGATGCCGGAGGTCTGGCCTGTCGGCAGTGTGGTGGTTCTGTTGGATGGCGCGTTGAGTCAGATCGACCTGCCGCCGACAGCGCGTGGATTGACCCGTCAGTTCCGGGTTGGGCCAGCGGACCAGGCTTTGGGGTCGCCCAGCTTCGTGCACCAGGTCCATGCCTTTGCAGGAATAGGATTGCGGCCCTATGCGCCGGTGCATCTGCGTCGCCGCCGAGACCCAGACGGAACGGATCGCTTCGACTGGATCCGGCGCACGCGGATCGATGGCGATTTGTGGGAGAGCCTCGACGTCCCGCTGGGAGAGGCCAACGAGCGGTACCTGGTGCGGGTCCGCGCGGACGCAATGGATGTCCGGGAAGCAACAACGGAGACCCCGACCTGGGCCTACTCTGCGGCCGAACGGGCGGCGGACGGTGTGGTCGGGGCCTATAGCGTCGACATCGCGCAGATTTCGGACCGGTTTGGTCCAGGAGCCTTCGGAAGGATCGAGATATGA